AAAATGAGCGGTGATATTGCCGACACGGCAGCCATTCAGGCTTCGGGAATCATCAAATTTTTAGAAGCCGAGTTGGGGGAAGTTTAGGGCTTCCGATTAATAAGGAGGCCGGGTTTGATTTTGTCCGCAAGGTAAATGCCCTGTTAAGCTATCATTTTAAAATCCCATATCCTGAAGAGCTGGACGACCTGGCTTTCTGGAATAAATGGGAGCAGCTCAGGTGGGTATTGTATTTTGAAAACAAACGGGCTAACGCAAAAGAAGGAGAAAATGTCGAGTTATAATATTAATATGAAGGAGCTAATGGGAAGACATTTCCCATTTAAGCTGGGCTTTGCCACAGAAACCGTTGCAGAGACCCTATTCAACAGGTTTGACGATATTCAGGTCCTGCCAACCCATAGTCAGTCTGCCAAGGTTTCTGCAATGGGAACGCCGGTCTGGGACTTTATTGATCTCAAGCCCTCTTATGTTGAAGGAACCGGAGAACAGTTTGCCGGATATTCATTTCCCCTTGAAACCACTATTGAACCTATAAGACCCAAAAAGATTGTGGAAACCGATATTTTCGGGCGTGATGGAATTGTAGAGGAGCTGATCGCTCTGGATGACTGGCAACTGACGATCCGGGGACTGATCATCAATTATGAAAGTACAGACTACCCGGAGCAGCAGGTCAAAAAGCTTCAAAGGGTATGCGAATTAAAAACCTCATTACTGGAATGTGAAGGAACCCTGTTAACGATGCTTGGTATTCATTATATGAGTATCCATAAGCTTACCCTAACCCCACAGGTCGGATATTCAAATATTCAGGCTTTTGAAATTGAGGCAAAAAGTAAAATCCCCTTTATCATATCCCCATAATGGTACCTTTTATTGAAATTACGATTGGTAAGCTAAAATTTACCGCTGCAACGGAAATTAACATCCGCAAAAGCTGGAAAACTTTCACTGATACGGCAACGCTTAAACTTCCTAAAACCATCTACTATTATGATGCAAATGGAATCTTAAAACCCGTCGAGCATCTTGGAAGCTTCATAAGGGTTGGTGATAAAGTAGAAATCAAACTGGGATATAACCGCCAGCTTTTTACAGAGTTTACAGGCTACGTGGCCAGATCACCCCGCATTACTATTCCTTATGAAATTATCTGTGAAGATGAAATGTGGCAGCTAAAAAGAAAAGAAACGAGTGTGTCTATTGAAAATGCAACAGTGGCACAAATTATACAGGCAGTGGCACCAGGCTATCAGTTGGACTGTATTGATGAAATCTACGGAGATTTTTCCATGAAACAGACCACGGCTGTTAAAGTATTCAACGAGCTTCAGGAGAAAGCAGGGATCTATACCTTTTTCAGAGATGGACGCCTGATATGTGGTAAAATCTACACGGATGAAAAAGTATCTAAAAAACAGCCCGTTTTTGAGTACGGTGAAAACATTATTGATCACAACCTACAGTATATATACCCGGAGGAAGCCAAGGTGAAACTCTATGTAAAATCTAAAAATAATGATGGAACCTATACACAAGTTGAAGTTGGGGAAGATGGCGGCGACATTGAACACTGGGAAGTGCCTGCAATGAATATGAAAGAAAAGGAATTAAAAGCAATGGCAGAGAATCGATTAAAAAATCTAAAAAGATTTGGCGGCTATAAGGGAACAATAAGCTCCTTTGGATGGCCAAGAGTGGAACACGGACAGATGGTTCAGATAATTGATAAAAAATATGAGGAAAGAAACACCAAAAATTTCGCTGATGAAATTGAAATAAATGTAAGCGCAAACGGTGGCTATAAAAGGATAACAGATATAGGTAGAACATATAGAGATGGAGAGTTTAAAAAAATTACTTAATAGGTTTCCTGTCTTTTTAGACACGGCGAGAGTTGTTAGTATAACAAATGATCTGTGTCATGTTATAAGCTTAACATCTGGTAATGACTTTAGAAAATGTTCAATTAATTCAGTCATTGAAAATAAGGATAATAAATTATTAATCTATCCCAAAATAGACAGTATTGTCACTATTGGTATCTATTCTACAAATAATTCTGCCAGTATTCTTTCTGTAAGTCAGGTCGAAAAAATTGAGTTCAGGAATGAAAAATCAGAATTCACTTTTGATGGTGACGGGTTTGAGTTCAATCGGGACGGGGAAAATTTAAAAGACGTTCTGAATGGATTTCAGGACGGGTTTGGAAAGCTTTGCGATGAACTGGCCAAGGTGGTGGTTTCTATTGGGGTAACCCCGGATGTTCCCGCCATTATGCAGATCAAAAATGACATTGTAAGCACTAATAAAAAAGCATTAAACAAAATCTTAACCTAATATTATGAAAGACCTACTTTTAAATGAAGACAACGATCTTTCTATTGTGAACGGAGATTTTCAGATCGGAGAATCCCAGCAGCAGGAAATTGAAAGCATACTGATTTCTTTTAAATCAGAATTTAAAAATACCCCGCTCCTGGGAGCCGAAATCTCAAGAATGTTAAAAGCACGCAGTACCCGACAAGGGATTACCCGGGAGGTCAACGAGCAACTGCAATATGATGGTTTCAGGAATATCGATTTCAGGATCGAAGACGCTGAAAATTTTACTATAAACGCCGAGAGAAATGCCCCTTAACAAAACGCAGCTTATTCAGAGGCTAACAGCCATACTAAGCAAGCCCCAAACAAAAAACAATGTTGAAACAGCGGCCAGAGAATTGGCGGAAGCTTTTGAAGAATATGTAAAAAGCGGAGCCGTCACCGGAGTTTGCCCTCAAGGTGGCGGACCATTGGCACAAGGAAAAATAACGTGATGAAAGAAATTATTTTATATAACCAATCTATTCTGGATGTTGCCCTGCAGCATACCGGGACTGTGGAGAGCTGCTTTGAAATTGCAACCCATAACGGTTTTTCAGTGTCGGATCAGTTAGCTGCAGGAATATCGATCGAAATCCCGGAGGATGTATTTAAAAATACGGATGTTCTCAATAAATACAATGCAAAGAAGATAGAGCCGGCAACGGGTCCTTCGAATGCTGCAGATAACGAGGTTCCAACCTTAAAAGGCATTGGATATATGCAAATCGGAAACAATTTTAAAACAAGTTAAAATGAATGCAACGCTTCAGGAATTAATCGGGCTTATTCTTTCACTGAAAGAATCTAATCCCCATTTACAAGGGCTTTCTTCGGCTTCTAAAACATCTGTCTGGCGTAATATGCTGGAAACGGTGGCCTTTATGATCTTTAATTTTCAGGAGGCGTTACGGTTACATATGAAGGAAATCGACGAAAAAATTGCCACCCAGAAAATACCCAATGAAAAATGGTACCGGGAAAGAGCTCTTTATTTTCAATATGGATTTGAGCTTGACCCTGATTCATATGTCGGAGCTTTTTTGCCAACATACAAGGACGGAAACGGAGACATTGTTGTGGCTACAGAGCAAAATATTGAAGATTCCAGGATCATAAAATATGCATCCGTTACACCCAATATCAGCGGAAATGGAATGAAAAGAATATCCATGAAGATTGCCGGAGAGAATATGGACGAGATCATACCCACCGAAAAGGCCCTTGCATTTAAAACGTATATCGAAAGAATACAGGCGACCGGGGATCATATTGTGGTGGTTAATTTCCTGCCGGACATCCTTTTGTTGCAATATAAAATATGTTATGATCCGTTGATCCTGCACCCGGACGGCATGAGCATTATTACTGGAGAATACCCTGTAAAAATTGCTATCGAAAGGTTTCTGAAAAACTTACCTTTTAATGGTGAGCTTTCTGTGGAATCTCTGGAAAATGCTTTACAGGCAGTTAATGGGGTAAAAGATCTGCAAAAATTACAGGTGTCCAGTAAATGGATTGAGCCGGGTGCCGGCTATGGATTATTCCAGCCGATCGAAATCAGCAGGATACCCAGATCCGGAAGGTTTAAAATTGAAGACTGGGGCGAGATACAATATATTAATTATACCCCTTCTGAGTCATGAAAGATCAGTTGTTTAGCATCAATTTTAAAAGACTGGTCCTCTGGTGGCTACCAACCTTCCGAAGAAAGCAAATTACCTTTCATTATTTGTGGTGCCTGATTTTTCCTATTGAAGGACTATACATTGAGTTTTTAAGAAGAAGAAAACAGAATTTAATCAAGATGAATTTCAATTTTCAGAAGTTCTCAATGGAAAGAAGACTCAATGATGCTTTCGATGTATTGGAAAGAAGAATCAGGATAGTAAATGCCGTACAATATGAAGGGGTTTATCTCTATACCGATGCAGAAATCAGTCCGGATTCGCCGAATTATTATAGTGATGATTCTACGAACCCAATGAAATGGCTGAAAGGTGAGAAACCTATTTTTTTAAGGACTCAGGCAGAGCTCGATAGTGAATTTGACTTTATCGTCATGATTCCGGACATCACCATCAATATGCATCAGCTCAAAGCTGAAATAGACTTTTATAAATTAATCAGTAAACGTTACCAAATCGAAATACTCTCATGAGAATTAATATCAATTTTTTACAGACAGGTGGAGTTCCACTAACGAATGATCTGATGGCAACAGTTATGGACGCCATCTCTACTTACAATGTTCTGGGGGACCTTGCCGGTAACCTGACGATTCTTTCCGGTTGTGAAGTTACAGGTCAGAGCGTGAGTCCGGGTGTGGTAATTATTGACGGTGACGTCCTGTATTTTGAAGGTGGGACCATCATTGGAACGGTCTATATCCATACAGAAAAAATCATGAAAACATTTCAGGACACCACCGATAAGATATTGGTCATAAAAAAGACCGTAAAATTTGGTTCCGGAGCTCCCAATTACAATTGGGCTGAATTTAAAAAATTAAAAACATTGAAAGAGATTCAGCAGCAAGTGGAAAACTCAGTTTCTAAGCAGGAATTTTTAGCCGCTCTGGCTGATATTGAAATGCTGAAGCTTAAGACGGCCCCCATTATTAATGGGGGGATTGTCTGGGCCTGGTTTAAACCGGTTAGCGAGATTCCAGAGGGCTGGAAAGAGGCTAAGAATGTGAGGGGAAAAACCATTATCGGTTGGGACCCAGGTGATCCTGACTTTTCCATCATCGGAAATAACAGCGGGAATAAAACCATCAAGCTGACGGTCGACCAGCTTCCAAAAATAAAGTTTCAATATACCAGAACAACTCCCTGGGCTTCGGGCAGCGGTGGGGGCTTTTCCGGAGGGAGTAACCAATTTAATATCTCCACTCAGGATACCAGCGAACTGGGCAGTAATGCCCCCATTAATATCATGATTCCGCACACCATAGCCGCTTTTATAGAACCTAACTTTTAATTAAATAATGCCAACAACAACCCCTATAAGTACAATATTAAGCTGGTTTCAAACCGGAGATTTCCCGACAGAAGCACAGTTTGCCGCCTCCTGGTCTTCTTTCCAACATAAGGATGATAAGGTCCCGATGGATAAAATTGATGGCCTTACCACCGCTTTACAGGATAAAACAGATAAACCAGTGTATGAAGCACACCTTGCCAGCTCTGAGGCGCACACCAATACACTGACGAAACTGGACGCCTCCAACTTAAATAATACCCATATTACCACCTGGAAGTCTGTTTTAGGCGTAGGTGATCTCCCGGAAAATATTGCGACCGTTGATGATATGGCTCATAATCTATACGGTAATGTTTGGTCTAAACAGCAGAGTGATTCCTTGTACATGATTTTGGACGAATTTGTACAAAGTGGAAAGATCAGAGCCGATAAGATAGAAGCTTTGGCATTAACAACTATTCTTAAAGATCCGCTTCCTGTAGAGAATACAATTGCCGAGTTTGCCGCACATGCCGCCAACTATGAATTCCAGGAGAACGATATAATTCCAATTCCTGACGGACACGGAAACTTTGCCCTTTACTTTTACATCGGCGGGGCGAAGAATGCCGTTAAAAACTATCTGCCTACGGGATTGACTAATATTACGATCCCAATGGTTGAGGGTTTACAAAACATTTTAGATGATAAGATAAACAGGCCCACCGCTAGTGGTAATTACTTTATAAAACAGTCTTCAGGGCAGACATCATGGAACTCCATTAATCCTGCCCCTGGTTATCTGCTGTTTTGGAATGGTAACGGTTTCACCGGATCAGGGATGTATACAGACGGAACAAAATTTGGCATCGGTACAACTTCTCCCACCGAGTCTCTGCATTTAGCCGGCGGAAGGATACGGTCCAAAGCGCTGGTTTTTGATGAAAATTCGGAAACATTGCCTTACCAGATCACCTATACCAACAGGGCTTATTATGGATCAGATCTGACGGGAGCCAAATACAGGTTTATGTTTCAGACTTATGGAGATATGCATAATCTGTTAAGCGGTCTTACTGATCCACAAAAAACACAGATCAGAAATGACTTGCGTATCACAGGTGAAAACTTCTCAGTAGGTACCCCACGTATTGATGTACTCTTGCTTCCGTTTATTGATAACACCAAAAATTTTATTCAGTATACAACGCTGGTGGGAATGAATCTATTTGTGGATAATGTGACCCCGAATGCCTATGTCAAAATTAAAAGAATCAAAGACGTAAACGGAATCAACCTTCCGACTCCTGAAGTTTATGACGTGGATAATTTTACGGTTTTACAGAACTTTCCCAACAATCTGAATTTTGGTCTCAACTGGAGCACAAAGCCGGAAGGATATTATCAGGTGTTTGTGACACACAACGGACTTACCAATGTAAGTTCCCCTGAATTAATCGTTAAGGCGGGGCTTACCTACAGCCAGTTTAATGGAATCGCCAATTGGAAAATTAATAGCGGAAGTGGTACGGTAAATGATACGGGGATTTCACTGGGGCAGCCTTGTATTGCAGAAACAGACGTACTGATTTCAACGGATGACATCAACTCAGGATTTATGGTTTCTTTTTCGGTCAATAACGGTCAGGGAAACTACGGAGCTAATATGGTGGGCTGGTGGCAATGCGGTCTGACGGGAGCTGATGGCGTTTTCTACGGGGTCGTTTACGGCGATCAGTATGGTGCCTGGAGAATCTACAACGGACCGGATCTGCCTATCAAAAATGATACGTTCCATATTGCTTATTATAATGGCGTGGTCTATATCATTGCCGAAGGAAACGGGGCCACCTATCAGCAGTTCAATAATACCTACAATTTATATCCCCGCAGTTTTTTCGCCTCACGATCTTCAGGCGGTCAGGGGAGTTTATCAATGACCTTAATGGGAAAAATCTTATTGTCTTAATTAAAACAACATGAAAACAGAATTAATTGTTACCCCTGAAGTACAGGCGGTATTGGATGAGATAAAAAATACCGGAAAGTCATGGCACGAAGTAATGCTTGCGGACCATCCGATCTATCCCCAGTTTGCCAGAAAGTTAGTGGTGACGGGATTTAACACCCCCGATATGGAGGGAAATGAAGACCGTATTTATGTCAATGTCCGGCAGTACCTGATCGTAAAAAAGGGAAATACTATACATAAACGTATAAAGATGCCCGACTGGATGATCCATGAGGGAAATATTGAGGAAGTACTGGGCGAAAATGGCGTTTTAAAAGGTATTTCCAGGACCACAGACGACAATGGACAGATCATTGAGGAAAAAGAAGTGGTCGTAAAAGCCGGATCAGTACAATATGTCCGCCACCTGATCAAAACCAAAGGTGCACATATCGTAGATGTTTTGGAGCGGTTTATGGGCCTTTATATCGATTTGTTTAACCATGAAATTAACGAAATATGATCAATGAATTATTTACCGAGCCCTTTATAGCTTTTTTAAGTGCAATCCTGACAGGAGTTGCGGGGTTTATATTCGGAAAGAGAAAACTCAGAGCCGAAGTTGAGGGAATGAACGCCGACAATGAAGGCAAAGAAATTGAAAACGCCGACAAATTGGTCCAATTGTATAAAGAGACTCTGGACGATCTGGGAAATCGGTATGAAGCAAAGTTCAAAGACTTTTCCGACCTGTCGGACAAAAAGGTCCTTATGCTTCAAGAGCAAATCGATTTTCAGAAAAGTATTAACGAGCAACTGAAGGCGGAAAACAATTTGTTAAAAGCGGAGAACACTATGCTTAAAACAAAATTAAAGGAAAACGGAATTACAATAACATCATAAAATAGAGCATATGGCAGAATTTAAATACAAGGAACAACATGCCGTCATTATAAAAGTAGGCAGCGAAAAAGAGCAAAAAGACTTGTTCGAAAAATTAAAG